GCGGCGAACGCAAGGAATCCAACAATCAACGCGCCAACACCAATTGTGAAAACGCCGACGCAAATCATTTGTTCAAATTTTTTCATTGTTTTAAATTTAAAGGCGGGGCGAACCCCGCCAAGTTTTTTATAGATTCCAAATATCAATCACAATTTTACAATCGCTTGCAATTTGCGAAGGAATTTCATTCAATACGTTTTGCGCGTCGTCAATTGAATTAAATCTTTTTGCGTCTTGCGCTTCACTAAATTGTGGAATAATAAAACCACCGATGTTGAAGTTTTTATTCCAAAGTTTTCCGTCGTTTAAAATTAAATGTTTCATTGTTTTCATAATTATTTCATTGTTTGATATGTCAAAGATAATAAATAAATCTTATTAATTGCAAATAAATTTTAAAAAAAAAGAAAATTTTTTATTTCTACGAATATAGGACACAAAAAAAAAGGGACACAAATGCGCCCCTTTTATGGTCTATTTGCTTACTTATTAAGCAGTTTCAAGCGCGGCTTTGTCAACGCTGAAATCACCGTTTACAAATGCGTTTGGTAGGTAGTTAGTAAGCGCAACGCGTTCCATGACGCGGCACGTTACGAATCCATCGCGGACATTGGTTCCGTCTTCTCTGAAGAATTCAACAGAAACATTGTCACGAATCCAAAGTTGTGTTCCAACGCTAAAGTTTCCGATTAGATACTTGTCGGAAGTGATTGCAGTTGAAAGAACTACGGGAACGCCGTTGATTCTTGGTTCAAGTCCTTGATACCATTGGTCCTTCAAATAGTTGTTGTTTGAATCTTTAAGCAACAATATCTTGTGGAAATCCGTTGGATTAATCATGATATAGTTTGCTTGATAGTTTGAAAGTGACAATTGGTTCATTGCAACGGTCAAAACGTCAAATTCATTTGCGCTTTCGATAGCGTTGGCAAAACCACCCGCCGCGAAGTCAGCCGAATCGGTAATGATACCACTTAATTGTGGGGAAACACCGGTTCCGCTTAGAATTTGCGTGTCTTCAACTTCCAATAGTTTTTCAGGCGCACGCGCTGAAAGATAGCTTGTCAATTGTGGTGTGTCCGCAAGCATTTCTTCTGAAATTCTGAAGTACGTTCCAATTTTCTGAACGTTTGCATCGCTTGCAGTCATGTCAAAATCCGATTGAGTAAGGGCCGAACCTTCAGCCGTTGCACCCGCACCGTTTGAATATCCGCTTTCCTTTACAAAACGAACTACGTCAGACGCAGTTGAACCCGTTGGAATAAGTTGACGAACGTGTGTTGAACGCGTTGGGTCAAACTTATATCCCGCAACTCTATCCGCCGGAATAACTTCACCGGTAAAATCTGCACCGGTAGTCATGTCCGCTTTGATTTCGAATTTAGCTGAACGGGCGTTTCCGTTTTTAAGGGCGTCAATCGCACCTTCGGAAATTGCTTTTGTTAATGTATTTCTGAATGATTTTGGTTCACGACTTTCATTGAATTTTTTGGTCGCTACTTCTTGGGCGTCAATTCTTGAATTTAGTTCGTTGAATTTTTCAGTCAACGCGTTGAATTCGTCTTTGTTAGTTGACGCAACGTTTTCAAATTTAGATTCGATTTCTTTTGCAATCGAGTCAATTTGATTTTTTGTGTTTTCTTCCATGATTAAATTTTTTGGAAAAGGTTTAACATATAATTAACAGGTTCGTCAGCATCAACCGCGTTTTTCGGCAACGTGGTTTCCTCAACCGGCGTTGTGAATTGTTCAAACAATGATTTTAGCTTTAATAATTCGGCTTCAATGGACAATCCCATTTCGTCCGAGATATTGCCTTTGCGTATTAGCTTGGCAAGTTTTTCAAAACGTTCACAATGTTGTTTTGTCAACGCTTCATTTTTTACATCAAGGATTTTCGCTTGGTCATTGGCCGCAATTGTGACCGCGCTTATTTCGTACAATTTGACTTCCGATATTTCGCGAATTTCCCCTTTTTGTTGTTTTTGTATTGGCATGATTCCAACCGAATTTTCGGTGATGACGCCGGCTTTCATTAGTTCAATCGTGTCCATTCCAAGTTGCGTTTTTGCAACCTCGGCAACGAAAACAAGTCCCATGTCTTCTTCATATAGTTCAACCATTTTTCCAATTGGTTTGAACATGTCGTGTTGGTATAAGTATTTCACACGTTCGCCGTTTTCTTCAATGGTTTTTTTATACGCGCCTTTGACAATCACGTCGTTGTCGGAATCTTTATTTCCAAAATAAGAACCGTAACCCTTGACAATTCCCGCCTTCTCATCGGCGTCAAGCAATTCCCCAACGGGCGCGGTTTTAAATAAAATAGACATATTTTTATTTTTTACAAATTTACAAATTTTTAATTTAGACAATTGACGACGTTCCCGCGCCGGACAAGCCAACACCAACACCCGTCAATCCTTCACGCGCTTGCGCGCCTTCAATCGGAATTGGAATAATACCGCAACGACAATTGATTCGATTTGCCGCCGTTCCTGAAGGGTCACCGGGACGTCGCATTTTATCACTTCCAAAAACAGTCGGCACGTCAAAAAACCCGTCAAAAGGAATATCCGGGTGACGTTCCATTTCAACATGGTCGGCTTTGTCGCCTTCAAAAAACGAACGAACACGACCGTCGCGCGCAGTTATCCAACGCTTATTCAATTGGTCAGGCGGAAACAAAGTTGTTGCGCCTTTTTCAACACCAAGGTTTGCCGCGTTTGTCGCTTCAGTACGAACCAACCGACGCGCTTGAAAATCTGAATATCGTGTGAACTCTGAACGCAATATGCGGGCGCGTTCACGTTCACCAAGTGAATTGAATTCAGGGTCTTGCAATCGTCTTTGCAAAATCTTTTTAAGTGTTTCAAGTGCCGTTCCTTGAACCAAAACAATTTGCGTTCCGGCATGTTGTAAGGCATAAGCGTTGAACGCTTGTTGAAACACGTCTTCAAGTTTTTCCGAATCAAATGATTTGGCAATGTACTTCTTAAAATTATTTGCATACCATTTAGCAAAGTCCATTCCGATATCGGTGTAAATTGCAATGTATATGTTTTTCCAATCGTCGGTTTTGAAAATCCCTTCAGTTTGAATGTTATTTGTTTGAATGAATGTGTCAATTGCTTGAAAATAGTTTCGTTTGTAGAAACGCTTTAAACGCGCGACAAGGCGGTTTTCAGCACGTCCAAGTCGCTTTGAAAACGCCGAACGCCAATCGTCAACGAAATCTTTTTTGACAATTTCTTTTTCCCTTGGTGTTGGCATGTTTATTTTTTTATGTTTTTGAATTCAAAGTTCACGCCCGAAATGGAAAGTTTTTCAATCACTTCGGTTTGTAAGTCGCGCAAAGTTTTTTCAATCTTATCTTTTTCGTCAATGATTTGCGAAACTTGTTTTTCCAAACTTTCGTTTTTCGCTTTCATTTTTGAAACTTCTTCAGGGTCTTTGCCAACAAAAGTTGCAATCACCAAAGACAATGAACCGACAAGCATTCCGACAATCACTTTGAAAATGTCATTGTTTGATTGTGGGACTTCGTAAAAACTAAGAAACAACAAAAGTCCGATGACAAGGAAAAAAATAATTCCCGCCCCAATATAACCGCGAAATTCTTTGTCTTTGTGAATGTTCATTTTATCTTATTTTATCAATGAATCTTTGTATTTCGTTTACATTAACGTCAAGTGTAAATGACAAATCCGCTGACCATTGTTTGACGGGTTTATTTCTATTGTAAACAACAATTGTTGGAACGGTTTGAATTTGTGATTTCATTTGACTGTTTTGATTTTCAAGCCAAGCGAATTGAACTTTGCAACCAATCAATCCGTTTAGGTCGATTGTTTTATTTTGATTCCAACGGGCGTTGATTTGTAGAACTGTTATGTCGTTGCTTTCAATTGGCGCATGGACTGTTTTGATAGGGACAAACAAAGCCAATAAGACAAGCAACAAAGTTTTCATTTTAGTTCGTTTTTAATTCATATAAACGCGCTTCAATGATTTCAAGTTTTTCAAAGTTTTTTTCAATTAGTTCCCGGTTGTTCATGACTTCGTTGCGAATCATGTTGTCTTTCATGTCGAATTCTTCACGCGATATTGTCGGGGCGGGTTGCAACATTGCTTCATTGATTTGCGCTTTTAGGTTCCAATAAAAACCCGACGCAATAATAAGTCCGCCCGCCAACGAAATCATTGTTTCGATTGACATGTTGAATTTCGTTTGTTTTGAAAGTTCTTTCATTTTATTCGTTTTCTAATTTGGACAATGTTTCTTTCACCCAATCACGCATTTGCGTTCCGCCCCAAAGATTCCATGAAACAAACCCGTTATCTTTCCATGGGGTTTCTTTGTATTGTTCAGCGATTTTTTCGTTGCCTTCATGACGTGCAAAGAATGAATTGATTCTTCGTAACATGTCAACATTCAATGGGTCACGATTTGCAATCATTGAAGCACGTCGCCAACC